ATCAAGGTCTTCTCCCTTACTTCCTTGAACAAGAGTGCCTGCTGTCCATTGAGGATACAACATTGTCACAAGCTTGTTAATCTTGTACCACATTTCATCAAAGTCTTCTCTGTTTGTTGCGTAAACAGTAAAACCTACGCTTAGAGATCTTGTTGTACTCTGATAAGTTTGAACAGGATCCATTCGACCAAATGCAGATGTTTGAGTATATTGTGGGCTAATTGTATCTGTCAGCTGTGATAAAAATGCATGAAAAGATATGATTTCATTTGTTCTTAAATCATGAAAGTAAAAAGGAACATATTCAGCGTCTAGACGATCTTCAACAATCTTTGCTACACGCCCTGGTATTCTAGCAGCTGACCCGTCTGTATCAAGCCCAGTATATGTATTTCTAACCATTCTACTACCTAGCATTCCATGCATAGGATTTTCGCCTGAAAAGGAGTTATTTAGAGTCTGAGCAGCTCGAATAATATTCATTGGAAGCAAGTACATAGAAGGCACACTGCTCTGCTCCCAAGCGAGTGTTGTTTCATTGCCCATTGCTGGATTCATAGCACTTGAAGAGCCTGGTTGTTTTCCTATTCTGCTCTTTCCAACTCTATGACCAGGTAAGTTTGGAAGAGAGTCCGGATCTCTTGTAAGTTCTATATTTTTTAGCTTTGCATTTTTAACAGCATTTTTTGCATGAAGGCTTTTTTCGCCTATAATTGCAATAATGTTCACAACCTTGAGAATTTTATCATTTTCATTAAGCAACCTTGATATAGCAGCTTTTTCAGATTCTGTGTCACCATTGTTTGGCGCGCCAATATTTTCTAAGTTGCTAGAAAATCCATCCAAAGAATTCATAATTGAGTTTGAAACAGCGTGCCAAAAACCAGGTGAGTCAGAAAAATCTAGTTTTCTAACACTTGCGCCTTTGCTAGTAGAGTTTGCGTCTAAAGAGTCTTTTGTTAAATCTTCTCCAGACTTATTACCAAACAAAGCAAAAAGCCCTTCATTGAAACACTCCTCGTAGTTAAATGACGTTACTGTCAGCAAATTATTCATAAAGTAGTTTTTGGCAACAAATCTTGTTGAATTTCTACTTTGCCCTAATATAAGCTTTCCTGCCTGCACCTTATCTGTCTTCTTAGCTATGGTTTTTATGTCTTCTTTTATTTTTTTAATTTCTTTTGTGCTTAACTCATCTGTAATTGATTCAAAAAGTATTTTAGCAGCACTTACTACTGCGACTAATCTAAAGGCAGTTTTAATCCTTAACGCTCTAGAGTAGTCAGTAAATCTAACAGCATCGTTGTAAGTTGACCCAAAAGAATTAGAGTTTTTCGACTCTTCGTTTGAATAGTCAAGGTCAATGCCTGTTCCTGCTCTTACAGAAACACCTAGCGGATCAGTCGCCGGAAAACCTGTAGCATTCATTGCAAGAAGTCTGGACATTACTTTCTTTTGAGTGTAAAGTGATTCTTCAAGATCTCCTGATGCAATATTTGACAATGTTGATTCAACAACTTCTAAGTCTTTTCCTGGGCTTGTTTTTATATCATAACCAGATGCCCTAAGAAGCAATGAAGATCCAATGTTTTTAAGGTCATCTAGAGAAGTACTTGAAACTATTCTTTCGTCACGTCTGCCGTCGCCATCTTGATCTATTCCTCTATAGCCAGGTATTGTCATATTTATATTTGAATCTATATCTGATCTTGCAGGAAAAGTATTGTTTTCTAAATAATTGTTTTCAATGTTAAATCTATTGTTTCTTTTGAGAGACTCAACTGATGCTTTAACTACAAAGTCAGTAGGGCCTGTTCCGTCTTCCGACACATATAAGTCTTTTAACAACTCATTTGCGCCTCTTCTTTGATTAAATGGACCATTTTCAGATCCAGGACCACGCGGTGCTCCGTCAACCTTGCTTATTATTGAATCTAGGCTTACTGTGTTAGGGTTATTTGAAGTTATGTCTTCAAAGTTTCTACTATTGCTGTACTCTTCTAGTAGACCATCTTCTACTGTGCCCTGAGGTACATAAGGTAAACCCTTAGGGTCAGAAGGTCCTGCTAAAAAGCTATCTTGGTCTTGTAAATGATCACCTCTATTTCCAGCATTAACCTCAGAATTACCTCTCTTGAAGTTATAAAAATTATTTTCTTCTCTAACTATGTGATCTAAAAATCTACCGGTTAAACCAGAATCAGGGTCTGCAGCATCAAAACCTACAAGCGGCTGGCCAGTATTTGTTTCCAAACCTAAACCAGACGAATCCCCAGACGCTGCAATGCCATCAACTGTGTAGCTGATCATGCCCTCTGGATTTTCTTTTCCAGCAGGTAGGGATTCATTTCTTAAGAAATCTTTGAAAGTTTCTCTTGCCATCCTTGTTCCTTAATTTCATTTTTAAAAAGTTCTGCTGCACGTTTTCTTTTTTGTGGATCCTCAGCAATATGATCAACATTTTCTAAGAAAGAAGCCATTTCTTTTACAACTTCTTCTAAATAAGTATCTATTTCTTTAATTTCTTCTTCTGACATTCCTTCACAAAAAATATCTTTTTGTTTGCAAAGGTCATCTAGTATTTGTTGGTAGTATTTCATTTATTTTCTCAAGTCACAACGTAAGCAAATGATTTTCTATCTGAAGTTTTTGCAGTCATCATTACTTCTGCAAGCTTCTTTTTATCAATTTCAAGTGTAATGTTAGAAGTCTGGTCAGCATTTTCTAGACCTGTACTGATTGCACTAACTATGGCTGTCTTTAAAGACTCTAAGTCAATACCAGAAGCAACGCCTAGCGATCTCTCTGAAGCACTTAGTGCCGATTCAGAAATTTGTCTGTTAAGCTCTTTAGCTATTGATTCTTGTAATTCTGCAACACTTTTGGCTTTAGGCGCTTCAACTTCAGGAATTTCAGCACCTCCGGGCGATAAGTACATATTTCCTATTTCATCTGATGCTGCTTCAATTGTTCTATGCACTTCTTCAAGACCTGGTCCTAAATCTCTCGCAAACCGCGGCAAAGAATTTGCACCTGTATACTCGGTTGTACTTTCTCCTAAACCTTCGTATCCTCCGGTCAGGCCGTTAGCTATTCTAGGTGAAGCATCTTTTTCAAGATACCCTATCATAAACTCAGTGCCTTCTTTGACTGGCATGTATATGTTAGGCATCGAGTCCGGACTAAACATAGCAGCAATTGCTTCCCTAAGAGCCTCCATAGCTCCTTCTACAGTATCAGCACCTGACTTTATATTATCAGCAAGTGAATTTAGTAATTCTTCACCGGCTTTGACACCAGCACTAACGACGGCTAGCTGTCCTTCTACAGCTGTTTCTGCTGCTGTTGTATATACTTCAAAACTTCCTACTGACATTTCTTCTAAGACTTTTCCAAAAGCTGAAGTATTACTTAGAACACCTTGAATAGCAGAACCATATCCAGCCACAGACTCAGCATGTTTGTTAATTTGAGGGGCTATCGATAAGAATCTTTGATCTTTGACTGCTGTAGCAAGCTCTTCTGCAGACTTTGCATACTTTATTGTTGACTGAGCCATCACGTCAGCTGTCTCGCTCTGTGTCATTGCATCTGCTTTTGCAGACTCTCCTTGCATTGTTGCCCTGTCAGTCATTTGAAGATTGGTGTTCATGAATGTTTTCATTTCTGCCATTGGCAACTTAAGAGTATTTGCTAATAATCGCTGCTGTGTACCAGACATTGACTCAAAGTCCCCTGCCTGGCTGGTTATTACTTCTCTTATTCTTCTTTGGAACTCTTCCGGGTCTTCGTTTGCAAGTGCCATCATTTCAACAGAATCTAATTGAATATTAAAACCTGCAGAAAGTTCATTCATTATATTTGAAGCACCTTCAAAAGTTCTAAAAGCACCTGTCATTGACTCAAAACTAGGTATTGACAAACCTACCTGTCTTAAAGACGCTGCCAATCTAGTTGCGCCCCCTTCTCCAATTTTTGTAAAAAATCCTACATTTGTAATTATCTGAGTAGTGTCATCAAGCAAGTCTTGCATTGCTATGCCTACTTGATTTCCAATTTTTTGAGCATGATTAACTAAATTGTCTAAAATTTTTGTACTTGTTTCACCTGTTTTAACAAATTGCAAATTGACAAGCTCTGCAACACCTTCTGCTTCAATACCTGTTGCTTTTGAAAACTTAATAACATCTTTCATAGAATCTGCATTAATTTTCTTCATTGCTTGTATGTTTGTGTTACTAAGCTTTCTAGAAAAGTCTTCAAATTCTGCGTTTAGATCTGCAAAGTCACCTTCTACAATTTGAAATAGTTCACTACCTTCTTTGAAGTACTCGTTTCTTAGACCTCCAAATATTTCAAGTTGATTTTTTGCATATGTGTTTGATATTTTAGCAAAGTCATTTGTATTAAATGCTTCTGAAGATATATCTTTAAGTCCGGCACCATACGTCTGGACCATACCTCTAAAAAGTCTTGACATTCTATTGTTTTGGTTGTCATATGCATTATCAAAAACTACTTTATTTGCTTGAATTAATGCATTTCCAACATTTTCAATAGTAGAAAAAACAGTGCCTTGCTCGGCACCTACGCCTGAACCTGCAGTAAAAGACAGATCAACTGTTGTACTTAGCGACTCTGATCTTTCTGGTGACGGCGGAGGTGGTGGGAGATCTGTCTCTGTTGAAACAGATGTTCTATTTAAATTTTGACCCGGTCTACCATTTTCAAAATGAGCTCTAAAACCAGCAGAGATACCATCTCTAATTGCTCTAGTTAAGTCTTCCATGTCAGATTGTTCAAGGGCCATTTCTTCTCCTATGATTAAATAGGCTTATTTACAATTTTTGATTAACCATTTTCTCAAACTTGTCAAATGATCCTTGACTTGAAGCACTATCGGGTGTTTTATCTATTGATTTTCTTTTATCTTCAAAATGCTTAGACAATCTTTTTATATACCAAGTTCTGTATCTAACTGGTAATCTTCGCAACTCTGTGTATGACATACCCAAGTGCATCTGAAGCAGGAAGCATTCTTCTAAGAATACTTCTCTCCAGTTATGTACTGGGCCAAAAAAACTCGGAAGTTATGGGGAGAGAAACATCACTACTTGCACCACAACTCTCGCAAGTAAGACTATGAGACATGTTAATGCCTGGTTCATTGTCTACAATAAATGACCTTAATTTTTTTGAATCAAAAGCAGGCATATTATGAATAAAATGCTTTATCTTCAATCTATCTCTAATTCCGTCTACTGATATTATAGTGCTTTCAAGGTAAGAAGTAATGCTGTTGTCAATTTTAAGACCTAACACTTTTGATTGATTTTTTAAAGTTTGATTTCTTAATCTATCTTCTCCACCCGTCAAGTACTTAAAAGTAACTTTTTTCTTTGTAACAGGAAGGCTAAATTCAAACTCATTTCTACCGGGTGATACAGGCTCTATTTTTAATCTATTAATTTCTAAAGCAGAAAGATCTGCTTCAAACTTATTTAAGTGACCACAGCTTTGACAGGTTGAAGAAGCATTGTAAGAAGGACCATAGCCAGTAACTCTTATACCTACCATAAGTGATATTCTATCACCTAATATTAGCTGGTCCGGATCTATTGACTTATCTGTCAAGCAAGACTTAATTAGTTGAGTTATTACAGATCCATCTTTATGAAAAGCAGGAGAAGCAAGTATATCTTCTTCATGTGCGGTCATAGACTTTATTTTTAAAGTATCTCTATTGTATAAAATAGAATTAGGATCGTATAGTGAACCACGAGATGGAAGCGGAATAGCTTCAACGGGCACCTCCCACCCAAAATCTTCTTTCATCACATTTTGACGCGAGACACCTTCAGGTGTCGCGCCCATTAATTCTGTCTTAGACATATTTACTCCATAAAAAAGCGATCGTAATAAATATACGATCGCTTAATAAGACAGTAAAACTTATTTTAAATCAGAATTGTAGAACGCAGTTGTCAAACTTTATTGTAAGATCAATCATTTGAATATCATCGCTTCCGTAGTCAAGTGATTGAAAGTTTGCATTTGTTATTAAGCAGCCTTTTACATCCCAAAGTTCAATAACTGTACCAATCGGGTCAAGCATTTTTAGCTGAATATCTCTTTTGTAGAAATCTGCATAGCCAGCTCTACCTGAAACTGATTCGTAATGAGTTCTAATCCATTCCATTACTTGCTGTGCGCCTGAAGGAGCTATAGGATCGTGAAGTGTTACAGACAAATCACCAAACTCAAGCTTTCCAGCTACTCTGCGATAGCTGTTTATAAAATCAATTTTCTTGTCTGTTAAAGTAATTGACGGTCTGTTTGCCTTCGCAATTAAGAACGAATCAATTCCTTCGATCGCAAGTACCCACCGATAATTTCTTTTCGGCTCAAATTTGTTTGGTAACATATCTGTGACTGATAGTGTTTCTGCCATTTATAACTCCTCAATAATATATATAGGTTTTCTAGATAGTTGTTCCAGCATTTGTGACAACAAAGTCTAGTGCAACGAATTCGATTGATCTTGTAGGTTGAAGGAATATCTTTCCTCTAATTGTGTTGTTCTCAACATCTGCTTGTGTTGTAGTAGTTGTATCAATGATTACTTTAAATCTATCAACACCTTGACCATCTTGAACAGACTGCAGAATTGGATTAACAAGGTTTGAGAATCTATCAAGTGTTTCTGTTCTGTTAGGTTCAAAGAGAAGTGTATTTGCAACTCCTCGAACTTTTCTACGAACATCAATTAACAGCCTTCTAACGTTTACTCTGTCAAGAGCAGAGTTTGCTGCGAGTAGTGTCTTTTGACCCCATATTGAAAGAGGTCTTCCAGGATACTGTGCCAGCGGGTTAATGTCAGCATCGTAAAGATCGTCTAAGTTAGTTCTGTTTAGACTGACATTTGTGCTTTCCACAGCATTGAGTGCGCCTCTTGTAAATCCTGCAGGCGCAAACCAAGGATGACCGACTCTGTCATTAAGAGAATAAGCACCGATTGTAACAACAGAAGGCGGAACAGAAACAAGTGCTCTTGTATCCGGGTCTTCAATTGTCACGTCAGGAAAGTAAGCAGCCGCGAACGATGAGTCGAGAGCGCGATTCTTAAATGACGTAACTGTATTTGCAACATGTGGATTTTGAATCGACGAAGTAATAACCGTGTTAAACTGGTCTCTTTCTTCAATGTCCATAATCAACATTGCATCAAATCTATTTTCCATTGCGTCGATTGCATAGTCAGAAACAGAAGAATGTCTAATACCGGGAACTGATAGAAGTTGAATATCAACGTCTGACGTCGAAGCCATTATGTCAACAGCTTTTCTATAAGCTGAAATTGTTGATCCTGCTGTACCACCTTGATTTGTTTCATCGTCTATTTCACGCTTTGCAGCATTGTTTGTTAAATCACGCTTGTCTTTATTAAAAATATCTACACCGTCAAAGCCGCCTTGAAGAGGTAATGTAAATTTTAGATATTTTCTGTTGCCTACAATACCAAAGTCATCTACTGTAAGTCCTCTTGTTTTCTTTGTAGCGTCTGCAGCTATTACACCATTTCTGACGTAAGATGCACTAAGCCAGTATTCCGGGTCTGCAAAAGTATTTGATCCAGTTCTAACTTGAATTTTTTCTAATGAAAATCTGTTGTTATTAAACCTATCACTATCCAACACAGTACCGTTTTGATCTGCCACACCTGAATTTCCACCCACAGAAAAGTTAATTGAATCTTTTCTATGATCTGGAAAGTACTTAACAAATGTCTTTAGTGACTCATCAATTGGAGTATTTGCATTCGGTGTTGCAATTGTTTCTCTTCTATTAGGTTGCATACCCCAGTATAGGTTTGCATCAGAACGCTTGCTAAGCCCAGTTCCTTGCGCAATACTTATTCTGTATGGGAAGGGAGGTTCTATTATTCTTCTATGAATAGCAGCTGAACTAACTGAATCTGGAACTGGAACAAAGTTTAACAAAGAACCAGACGTAACCAAGTGGTTGGGCCCTCTAAACCCAACAGGAAGCGCCTCATCAGGTACTTCTTTCTTTTTCATTGCATTAGACATCTGGACTCTAATGTATCTTGACCTAACAGTATGTGTTCCGTCAACAACAATTTTTTGAGATTCTGCATCATTATCAAAATTAAAAAGTATTTCTTGATCTCCAATTGCCCTAGCAATATATCTACTAGAACCAGGATCCAAAGAGAGCCCTCTAAAAGACTCCAAAACAACACGTTCATCGTCAGTATCGTCAAATTTTCTTATAAGAAGATCAAAAGTACCGTAAAGATCAGAATCTGAATTTGATTTGACAATGTTCTCTATTGAAACTTTAAATCTTGTTGAAAGTCCTGCACCGTCTGAAAGAGCTTTTACCCTAAATAAGTCATAAGGCGCTGCACCAAATCCTTGAGAAGTTACATATGGAGACTTAGCTGAGTTAAATCTATCTTCAAAAGACTCATAAACCGGAACAGTTGATGAAGGAGCACCTGCACCTGCTGCGACTCTAGCTTGTGATGAAGTAAGAATCATAGCAGCAGGTTCTTCATCTTTCAAATAGGTCCCAGGCCTAACAGAGTCAGCACCTGTTACAACTGCAAGCGTAGGATAGATATCGTATGAACCGTAAAGTAAGTGACCTTTTTCTTCAGTCTTTAGTGGGTCTGTATTTAAGACATTTGCAAAATAGTTATTTGCAGTCATATCGAAAGAAGCTGTTATTGCAGTCGGGTTTGAAGTTGTACCTTTGTAACCATTCATGAAGAGTACAAAATCTTGTGCTCCTGCTGTTAGCTTAACTGAACCTGAAGTAAAGCCTCTGACTGTTGAGGAATTTGCAGTTGAAGCAGGTGACGTATTTGTCCCTCCAAGATTTCCACTAAGTGAAAGAACAACGCCACTAGGTGCAAGCAAGACACCTCTAAGAATAGGAACTGCGCCTCCTGCTGTTGAACCTGATCTAAACTGCGTGTCCCTGCTTAGTGAAGTAACTTTAGCTGCTGCTGATGCAGCCACACCTGTGTCAATATAAGAAATCAGTGTGTTACCGAAAATACCACCTAGCGACTGAGTAAAGTGCGCTAGCGATGCATTTGTCCCACCGGTTATTGTACCTGAGTGAGAGTCAGTATCTGCAAGCTGTGATATAAAAGAAGAAGCAATTGTATTAACTGCAACTCCGTCTGTTTTAACAAATACACCCGATGGGAGTGCAGTAGTTGCTGCCGCCGCAGTTCCGTTTGCAGCAGAGTGAAAGTGGTATGCTCTCTTAAGACCTGCTGTATTTTCTACAACAATCGCGCCTGTTAAGTGCGCAACAGCCTTAAATCCAGCAACTGATTTTACTTTTGTCTGATTTGTGCTTTGAATGCCAGCGTCAGAAAAAATTGTGCTACCTGCAGATTCAGACATAAAACAGCCTAGAAAATATGCTCTTCCGTGACCGTCGCCACCTGTATTTGCATATGCGTTATTTCCTACTATTCCGCTATCTTGAACTTGAGAAGCACCTGCTACAAATCCTGCATTTGTAACATTTCCTGTAGCAGAGCTTCTTTTCTTTCCATCACCTGCGCCTAAGACTCTTACATATGTAACTGCTTGAGCATTTTTTAGCCATTGGTTTACAGCAATTGGACCAAACTTAGATCCATCTGATGCACCGTATGCTAGTTTAAACTCTCCATAATTTGCAAATGTAAGTGGTACAAAAGCAGGGCCTTCAACCGACGTGCCAACAATTCCAGCTGGTACACCTGTAGGGCCAGTAGGGGTTGGGCCAGAAAGGTCTATCTCTCTTGTGCTTACACCTGCTGATTTAAAAGTTAGTTCTGCCATTTAGTTTCTCCGTATATCATACTATAATTATTCAAAACTTACGCCTGAATTGGTAATAATGAAATCTATTGCAATAAATTCTGCTGCTCTTGTAGGTACTAAGATAACCCTTCCATTAAGTCTATTTTGCTCTGCATCTTCTGTGGTATTGTTAGAAGAGTTCATTACTACTTTGAATGAATCGATTCCTTGATTTGACTGAATGCTTGCAAGTTTTGGCTTTGTAAGACTTATAAATCTTGATCTTGTCGCAGGGGTATTTTGTTCAAATATCAGACCGTTTGCAATATCAGAAACGATTCTTTTTACTTCTAAGAGCATTCTTCTAACGTTTACTCTGTCTAGCGAAGACTTGGCCTGCTGAAGTGTCTTTTGTCCAAAAATTACAAAACCACCATCGGGAAAAGAAGCAATTGGATTGATTCTTGATTCATAAAGAACATTTCTATCTTCAGCATTGAGTCTTACTTCAGTGTTTAACACAGTATCTAGCGCACCTCTGTTAAATCCTGCGGGAGCAAACCAAGGGAAAGCAACTCTATCATTAAATCCAAGCGCACCAATTGCTGCTACTGCTGCAGGTACATTTACTGAATCTCCATTTATTTCATCATTGATGATTACATCTGGAAAATAAGTTGCTGTGTAGTTGTTATCAAGAGCTCTCGCCTCAAACTGTTCTGTTGTTTTTCTTACGTTGGGTCTAGATGTAGCATCATCATAAAGCCTGTTTAGATCATCATCGTAAGCAGGAATGTCCATTAAGTATATCGCTTTGGAGTACTCTTTAGTTTTTTCCATTGCATGATCAGTTACAAAAGAGCTTCTGATTCCCGGTATAGAAACAATATTTACTCTTGAAGCAAAAGGATCAGTAAGTATTGAAATTGCAGTCCTATAAGAGCTAATTGAATTATTTTCTTTTCCTGCGCCCGGGGAAGAGTTAGAAGAAAGATTTATATACCCGTCAACGCCGCCGGCTGCTTTTCCTCCCGAATCAGCATCTGAAGCCTTATCGTTCATAAGTCTTTGATCTCTATCTAATATGTTAAGACCGTCAAAGCCACCATAAAGCATATTTGTAAACTTCATATATTCAGAAAACTTATTAAATGCAGTTGCAGACCTAGCAGCAGCTAAACTTCCAAAAGTTAACCTATTAAATGTACCGTCTGTAATTGTATATCTAGGTTTGACAATTACACCGTTTCTTATGTACGCTGCTTCAACCATATGATCAGATACAGATCCAGTTAGTTGTGTTGATAATGACACAGCGTCATCTAGCGTCTGTGTCGCTGACGCAGGTCTATTCGAAAGTGCGACTCTTGACAAAGTAAACTTGTTATCGTTGATTAAGTCTGCACTCGAGCCAGAAACAACAACATCTGACTTTTGTATGCCTAATAGCTTAGAGTAAGAATCAAGTAATTTATTTCTAGTTCCTGAACCGTTTGATTGCAAGAGAGGGTTTGTGATCACGCTTGCCAGAGGTACTCTTTCAAATTTTATACCAAAAAACATACGATTATCTGCAAGTTCAAGTGAACCAGGATGTCCTGCAAAAGAAGGAGAAGATGAAACTGCGCCTCTTGTTGCTTTAAATCTCATTGGAACAGGTGGTACAATTGATCCTGTTAAAATTTTACTACCTACGCAACCGAGCCTGGCACCTGTTGATGTGTTTAATGTTCCACCTTCTAAAAATGAACTATTTTCTGTTAAAGAAGTTGTGGTTTTTATTGCAGGTAATCCTCTAAATCCGAAAGGCAGCGCTTGCGCAGGGACATCGCCGTCCTCAACAGAGGCATTCATTACAATTCTAACGTATCTAGATCTATTTGGTCTTTTGCCTGTTACGTTTAGCCTGCGCTCAGATTCTGTTTCTGCGTCAAAATTATATTTTGCACTTAGATCACCAATTTTAGTACCAACATAGTCACCATCAGCAGGATTTAAAGTGCACAAGGGATACTGTTCTAGAATTCTAATATCTGTATCTGTATCGTAATAGTCTCTAACCAAAACTGTAAAAGTACCATATAGATCTTTAGGGTTTGTTGATCTTCTTAGGTTTGTTATCGACACCTTAACTCTTTTATTTCCTGATATTCCGTCATCAAGAGATTCAAAGTGAAAAAGATCATACTCTGAGTCACCAAAAGGTTGTGATATGAAAGAAGTAGATTTAGATGTCTGGTATCGTGTATTGAATTTTCCAAAAAGCTCTGTAAAAGGTGTACCAGATAAGCCTCCAGAACCCACAGTGTTATCAGAGCCTGATAGCACAGCCACAGATCCTGCAGCAACTTTTACTCTTGCAATTTCAGACTCAACAGGTAAATCAGCATATAGCAAATGTTGTTCTGTTCCAAATCTATCTGGACTTGTATTTAGTATTTTTCCAACATAGTGTTGGCTTGAAGGATCAAGAGAGGCAGTATAAATTCTAAGTCCTGCTTTTGACTCATCATTTCCAAATGATGATCCCATCGCAGAAGAAAGAACAAGCTTAAATATTCCTTGCTCAGCAGTCCCGTCATAAGCACTAATTGTTGCAATGTCATTTGATACATTGTCAACTGTATATGATTGATCAGAATCTAAAACAAGCAATCTTGAACCTGATGCAGTTAAAACAACTGCACGCAATAGATTAATTCCGCCTGTAGAGTCTGTAGAACTATTGTCTGTAAATACAGGATAGCCAGTAGGCTCATCAGTTCTTGTTTCGTGTGTTGCACCTAAAAACTGAACGACACCATTGTATCTTGCGTCTTCTGTATGTGCCCTTGAACCAGAAAGCAAGAACCCAGCATTTTTAACTGTCCCTGCTGTTTGTGTAACTGATATATCTGATGTGCTGGAATTTGATCCTGCGCCTAAGACTCTAACGTAAGTCAGAGATGTTCTATTTTTAAGCCACTCATTTGCAGCATAGGGACCAAATCGATCCGGGTCTAGAGTTCCAAATTTTGATTCAAAGTCAGCAAATGAACCAACGGTCACCGGAACAAACGCAGGTCCTTTTTGTGAAGTTCCAATTACTCCTGCCGGGGTGCCTACAATTTCTGTAGTACGCTGAGTAAGATCAATCTCTCGCTCAAAGAATCCCGGAGATCTGAAAGTTTGTTCTGCCATCAATTTCTCCTAAATTTTCTATTATAACTATGTTTCGAATTCTTAAACATCTCTTTAATTATGAATCAAATGACTCAATTTCCTCTATTAATTCAGATGAAGCAACTGTTTCACCAGATCTTTGATTTCTTAGTCTTACTTTTGAAAATTGAGTTTTTGTACTATTTGTAAATGGATTAATTATTTTATCTTCAAGTACTTCTCTACTCTCGCCTCTTCTAAGTTCAGATTCTTCTAAATTTGTTAAATCTTGAAGCGCGTGTCTTTTAACTTTATCTTTTATTCTTTCAGGTTGATAATCAATTACTTCTGCATCGCCTTCAAAGACACCAAAGTTAATTTCTGGCGCAGATATATAGCTTCTTAAAAGCTTGGGCATCCCCGGGTGCTTAGGGTTAATAATATATCCTGGAATAGTAACAGAAAATGAATGTTTAATAATTCTTTCAGATTCTGTAAAATCATCTAAGTTTGTCCCTGAATTTGAAAAGGGGCCAGAAAAGAATGCAACTAGTTCGTAGCCACCGTCTGTTGTTATTGGAATTTCTTCTCCTTGACCGGTAAAGTTTAGAAGAAGTGTTTCTATCATTTGATTTGATTGTTTCATATACTGCGTCCAAAAAACTACATCATATGTAACTGCAACAAACTCTGGGTATGGTATTTCAATAATTTCAAACATATTTCTTCCTAGATTTTCACCTAGCGAAATATTTGCAACACTTGAAAAGCCTATGTTTGCAGAAGACCGTCGAGTTGAAACAGAATCAGGCTTTACAGAAAATCCGGGTGATGGTGTATTTAAAAGAAAGTTTTTCTCAGAAGAAACATTAAGCTGATTCTTTAGTCCTTGTTTGTTTATTATGTTTTGATACTTTCTATCTTTTTCACTTAGCTTGTATTTTATTATATAGTTTTCTTGTTCTCGAAATGATATTGCTGTTCTTTTGTTTGCTTGTGAAGGAGAAAAATCTATATTTTGTCTCATAATAGAAACAAGAGGTAAAATTAAAGTATTCTCGCTGTCCCTTATGGGGTTTTTTCTTCTTGTAAGCGCAAACCTCTCACCTGAAGCGAAAATAACAGGTACTTTTTGAAGTGCGCCTTTATGTGAAACTTCAAAAAATATTTTTTTGTCAAAAAGTTGAAAGATTGCTCTGTCTAAATCTTCAATTCCGATCGAAGGAATATCAAAATCATCTGGCGCATTATTGCCATCAAAACTTTTTATTACTTTTTCACCTTTCGGGCTGTCACTCATTTCTAATCCTCGTCATAAAAAGCAGAACCTACATTTTGAGGATCGCCTTTGGAAGAAACTTCTTTTGGTCCTGTTATTGGCGAATCAAGAACACCATTTTTTTGAAGTTCTCTTACATCACCTGTAACACCTTCTTTATTTGTTTTTGCACCACGCTGTTGGACAAATGTTTCTTGAACAGCATCTGAATCTGTATACTCTTCTGATGTAGGGCCAAAAATTTTTGATATAAACTGGCCTTTTCTTGATTGTTTACCCGTTATTGTAATGTAAGTTTTGTGCTCAATTTGACCAAAAATAACATCAGAAGCAGGTCCTTTAATTACTTCAAAAAAAGTTGTTCCGTAAGAGAAAAAGTCTCCTTCTAAAACTTCAATACCTTTGTCAAGTAAATCTCTTGACTGAACGTATGCTTCAACAGTATAGTACTCTTCTGACCCAAACCTATTAGTTCTTATTTCTTGTGGTTGGTATTTTACCAAGCAGTCTATTTCAATAGGGTTTTCAAACACCTTGTCAGGTGACTCTTCGTAAACATCATGAACTTTTGACTTAATTTCGCTAATTGGAAAATAATAAATTTTTTGCCCAATTACGTCTTTGACAATTTCCTTTGCAATGTCGTTAATAAAATTAATCTCTCTAGGAGTTATAAAAAATCTACCCATAATTTATCCCATAAAAATAGCTTTGCCAAGCGGCATTGGAACGTAACGCAACTGTTTGTTCATCTGCTCTGCACGAGTAGATTGTATTTCTATGAGTTTATCATAAGTCATTGTTTCAAGCATTTCTTTTAGCTGTGTTTTTAAGTTTGTCTGATCTTCTCTGCCTTGGGTTACAAGGTCTGTGCCGTTTAAAGATACATCCCCTCCTGGTATTGGTATATTTCCAAACTTAGATCTAACCATACCTAACTGCTCTCTACTTAAAGCAAGTGTATATTGTCTAATCCACTGTTTTCCTATAGAGTTTATTCTAGAATAAGTTAGATTTCCAAATGGAATGTTTGACATGTTTGATACACCATGTATCATTTCATCTTTGTACGCAGGTGAAGTAGGGTCAGGATACTGTCGAACTCTTATCCAAAGCTTCTTTTCAGAACCTACGGTTGGTGTAGGAAATATTCTTATTTTTGTACCATTAACCTCGTAAGAGTAGTTTGATCTTCTAACTCTGTTTGATAAATCTAGCTGCCCTGCACGAAGAATATCTTCAAAAACAGGCAAAACATAAAATATAGTTTCGGGTGTAAAGGACTCAAAAGAAAATTCGTTATTTAAGTAGTTGATAGCGGATGTTGTGTCAAAAAATCTGTATGCTGCCTGAGGGTTAAAGTGAAATACTTCTGCTATTTTTAGCTTGCCTTTTGAACTGTCAAATAAAGGAGTATCGTTCCCATCCTTAAGTTCAGTATACATATCGTAGTCTTGACGGCCGCCTTGTAACTGAATCGAACCTGATGCTGAATTATAAGAACCACCAATACCTGCTTCCATGGCATAAGGCTCAGCAAATCTTGTCAGGTACTCAAGATTATCCCTTACGTATTTTTCTTGCGAACCTGACATGCTACCTGTCGAAAATCCTAAAAAGTTTACTAGTTGAGATTTTGCTTGATATTGATTTAATATTGAACTGTATTCGAGACCCGCCTCTTCCATGTTGGCAAAAATTTGCTTCTTTGTAAGTTCAACGCTTAAGACGTCATCACCCATCTTTCGCTTAACAAAAACGACCATTTGATCTGCTTCTGTTTTAAATTCAGAGTCGTCATCAAATACACCGAAAGGGGTTGCATTAGTTGTATTTGCAAATGTCGCCACAAAAATCTCCGACTTTTTCTGTTCTTAATATATATGTTCAGATTTTTTGATTGACAAATATAGAAAAAGAATTTATTTTAATCTGTGTCGTCTTTGTAAAGGCCAGGATCAATAGGTTCTTTTCTAAGCGCACCTTTTTTATTTCTCTTAAACCACTCTGCAGAAGATTCATCTGTTTTAATAGGGCCGCCGTCATCACCGACCCAAGTATTACATGTTCTCGCACTGTGACACTTAAAGTGATGCATCCAACAATAGCCCAACACGCCAAACTCATCTGCAACAGACTCTGTAGTAATAGCTGGAATACACTTGTCAACCATCTTGGGTGACCTGTCAAAAGCGACACAGTTTCCGCAATTTGACTTTTTTGCTGCTTCAACTAGAGTATGCCATTTGTCAGCAATTCTTTTCCAATAGTCGCCTGGTTCTTCTACATTTAAAGGGCCATACATAATCCAGTCAAGTTTTCTTGCTCTGTCTCTGTTTGCTGTATTTACACTTAAGTCTGTAGTCGCTGTCGGGCAAGACATGTCTTTTTTTTGTTTGTTGACTTTTGACTTAGGCTTTACCCACTCTTTTCCTTGCCATAGATCGTCGTATTTGTGACCACAATTGGCACATTTTTCACCAGGTTTTTCTTTATGCTCATGACCACACTTGGGGCAAATATACTTTTCGCCATGCTTGCTTTCAAAAAGCAAAGATTCAATAATCAGACTCAGACTTTTTCTAGTGATTTTCACTGTACTGATGGGCCTATATGCATTCTAATTTGAGTTACAATGCCATTGAGTTTACCTCTAACTTTTCTGCTCATTCCTTCTCCCCTTAACATAGACTCAATTTGCTCCGCAATCATTTCAAACCGCATCCTGTCGTCAATAGAAGGCCTGGGTTGTTCATCTGATCTAAAATCTGGATCGTCTAATCCAAACTGCCCTCCTGGCGGAATTGCTCCGGTCGCTTGCTGACGTAAAGGCCTGTATCCTGGACCCGGGCCGTCACCTGGAAAAGACTCTTCAATAATCTTTCTTAGTTCTTTGCGTGATATTTTCATTTTCAACCTCTCAGTTTTTTCTTATCTCTTCATTAACAATGCTACTTATAAGCTTCTTTAAAAGGGCTGCTGGGACCTTCGCAGATGACTCCTGGTGAACTTTAAAACCTTTCTAATATAGATAGGTGTTTGTGATTCAAAGTTACACAGAGGATTACATGTCTTATATTAATTACAAATTAAATGTCCTGCCATGCTTTTTACAAAATAAAAAAAGGTACCCACAAGGAGTACCTTAATCATAAAAGATTACTTAGAAATGCTATGCAATTAAGTAACGAACAAATACTTTTACTGCACCTGCTGTAACGTTGTTAGCGCTGTTTCCAATTCTAAAGAAAACATCTGTGGCTGCTGTTCTATAAACAGGGGCAGCGACTTTAAGTGCAAGTAATGCTGCGGCTTCGTTTGCTTGTGATGTTGCAAACGCTGTGTTAACAGGCACTGCAGTAACAGATGACGCCATGTTAGCAGATGCTGACAAGTCAGCATTTCCTGCGGAGCCTACGCCGACTGCACAAGTAATGTTTGCACCTGAGTTTAATGCAATTGCTGTTGTGACAATAACGCCAACGTCAACAATTAATGCATTTGCAGGAACTTTTACAGAAATGTCTTCGGTGTTAGCGCCTGTGGCGACTAGTGAAACTGCAGCACTGCTTACAGTACCCATAGCACCCTTACTGTTAATTTCAATCCCACTTCCGGTTTGTTGAACCAGACCTTTACTATCGCTAATTACTACTTTTGGCATAATTTCCTCCTATTTGAGTTTACTTGTTCGCAGGCTTCCGGCACGCTGGCGAGGTCAGCTTTATGCAATGTGCCGGGCTTAATAGTATATATTAAGCAAGTTTGTATTTTTCAGCTGACGCTGGGTTTATTGCTTTAATTAATTCTACTATTGTGTCAACTCTCGGGTCAGCGCCGCTGCCTGCAGACCTCTTTGCAATTGTAACCTTTAAGGCAGCAATTTCTTTTCTAAGCTCTGCAATATCTTTTTCACATTTTGCGCAGCACTCTGGTGCTTTTGCAGCACCGGATGCTGTACTTGTACTTTTTCTTGCCATCTGTTCCTCCAATAAAATGAATGACTCGTGTATAAGTATAATGTTAATTACTAATTTTCTGGAGTTAAAATGATTATAAAAAACAGTAAAGTGCCTAAGTGGGCATCAATTGTTATAGATGTTTATGCAATAGCACTATGGCCTTTTGTGTTTATTAGAGATGAAGGAAACGAAGTCACAATTAACCATGAAAAAATCCACCTGCGTCAACAGGTGGAGTTATTGGTTGTAGGTTTTTATATACTTTACGGTTTTTACTGGCTTAAGAGTTTTGTCAAGAAAAGAGACAAAGCTCAGGCATATTACGATATTCCTTTTGAAAAAGAAGCTTACGCAATGCAAAAAGACATGACGTATCTAGATAGTCGGCCAAGATATTCCTGGCTTAATTTCCGGTAGATCCAAATCCGCCTGATCCTCGAGAAGTTTCTGAAAGCTCTTCGACTTCTTCAAGTTCAATCTGTGGTCTTTCGATAATCATTATTTGACCAATCTTGTTTCCTGCTACGTAATTTGGTAGACTGCTTATTTCCTCTAAGTCAAGAAATTTTAGCATTATCTCGCCTCGATAATTGCTGTCAATCACACCCACGGCATTTCTTAGCATAAGACTAGTTTTAGACACAGAACTTCTTTTAAACACTAGTCCAACAAAACCTTCGGGAATTTGCATTGCAATTCCTGTTCCGTATACACGATTACCTAAGTCATCTATTTTTTGCCATGCTGCATATAAGTCTAGACATGCATCTCCTTCCAAAGAGTAGTGAGGTGTCTTGGCATTCGGGTGCAACTTTTTAAAATTAACTTTCATTAGGGCCCTTGACAAACTCAAACATTCTTTGAGCTTCGTTTATAATTTCGCCAACTTCAACGTCTGCGTACTGCTTGTGTGTTTCCCAACGCATTGCTGCTTTTCCTAAAAGAATTTCTTTTGAAAGCATAAGTAGTTGAAGTCTTAATCCTTCATCCGGATCCATTTCTCCGGGTGGTATCATTGCAATACCGACAATCTCACCTTGCTCTTCGCTTTCTTTTTCCGAATTGTTTTCGTCAATTAACATTTAAACTCCTTATTTTCTTATTATAGAAAACTATTTTAAAAATTATAAG